TGTTCAATGGTCATGTTGAATCCCATCAACATGAACCATGAATGCAGGTTTTCAGTGAACTTTGGATAATCTTCAGTTTCCATTATTACAGTACAATCATCACCATTATTGGCTAATTCTATTTGCACATCTAATTCGGAAGCATAAGAATATACCAGAGCACACATGACTAGGCAATTTCCTAGTCCTGTATTCATGTCTCCACTACACCTTCCACCAACTTTACTATACTTTATTTTTCCATCCTTACAATAAATGCGACCAATGGTACGTAACTGATGTTTTAAAAGCTTCTTCAGTTGTAATTTGTGTCGTTTATTGTTAAAACAGCTGACATACACACTATGTTCCCATTTCAGGGCTTGTGTGTGCATGTGTTGATCAAACCGTTTTGCGTCCAATCCAAGGGCAATTGGGCGTCTGAATCGTCTCCACTTTTTAAATAGCTCTTGTCCAGCATCCGAAGCATTTAATCCCTTAAATACGGTAACTGTTTCTCTATTAAATGAGTTATTTATGGCTGTCCCGATACGTTTCTCCAGGGGTTTCAAGTATCTCCCTAGTTCGACCCCATACCTAGTAGTTCTTGGTTGTATCAAGCGAGGTGCGGAATCTGGTTTGTTAGTTTTCTCAGCTTTAACAAAAGCTTTAACGTGTGTGTCTGTATCATCTATATCCCGGTCATACAGTGATGATGCAGCCAATCGATATATTTCCCGTTTGCGGCCCGTGTACAAGTCAGCGAATTTATTTCGCTCGACAGGGGCGGCATGTGGTAGATATTTTCGAATGCATCTGAGAAACACACGCAATGTATCTTCAAAGTGACTGTCAATCGGTAAAGGAGGGAGGGTCCACTCTTTGTTTATTTCAACAAAGAATATTCTCTCTTTTACAGCTCTTTCAGCATTGGTGATACATGAGTTGTGTACAAAGTAAGGTATGGCAGGGGAGCAATGCTCAATGACAACCACTTTCCTTACTTTTTCTGATTCGCCCAAAAACCTAACTACCCGCATAGCGGACTTCCCATTACTATCAATTGGCAATGGTGCCAATGACAGTGGGCAGGTAAGTCCAGGTAGCGTCTTTGGGAACCCTCAGGGTTCACCACAGGGGGTGACACGAGTGCCATCC